TGTCACCTGTGTTGAGTGATTGGTTAAAGGAAGATCCACTACCTTGTGCTACCCAATCATAATCTGTACCTGTCCAACTTAAAACTTGGTTTGCTGTTGCTGATGATGTGTTAAGATGTGTATCAACATTTGAATCACCATAAGCACTTGCAACTGATCCTGGTTCCCATTTAGAAGCCGAAGCGTCCCAAACCAGTGCTTGACCATTTGTAGGTGCAACCGAAACTGTATCAACATCGGTTAAATCATTTATTGCTGTAGGTGCCAATGCAGTTATTCCACCTGCAACTTTACCACCACTTGTGTATGGAGTAAATGCTGTACCATCAACAGTACTACTCAAAGCAGTATCACTATACAATGTAAATATTGTTCCTGACACAACATTTGCATAGTAAGTATTACCATTAAGTTCTGTCATTCCTACAACATCTGTTATAACTAATTTTTGTCCATTTACTAATCCATGATCTGCTGAAGTTGTAATTTGTACAGGATTTGCTTGTGTGGCCGCACTAATACTAGATATTGTTGATCCACCAGTAACACCAGGCTTTATATATTCCCAACCATTACTTGTATAAACTGCTATTCCAGGTTGACTTAATAGGCCATCGCTAATATAAGCAATCTGTCCAATCATGTTTCCTGACAACGCACCTAGTTGTGCATTTGTATATGATTTTATTTGTAATGGACTATCAGTTAATCTTACATTACTTGCTTTTAATCTAATTTCTCCTGCAGAAGTATCTGCTTGTAGTACCAAATCATTAGCACTCAAAACAGTTGGCGTACCACTTGCAGTATTTTGAAAAGTTCCGGAAACATCTAAATTTGAAACACTTAAAGTATCTGTTGTGCTATTAAAAGTAAAAGTAGAATCTCCAGCAAAAGCACCAGCATTGTTAAACTGTACCTGTGTTGTACTTCCGCCAGGCGTACCACTACCTCCACCAGACACAGTGCCAGGCATCCAATGTCCCATAGTTTGATCCCAAACTAATGCTTGTCCATCAGTAGGTACATGACCTGAACCAGTAGTTTTTACATCACTTAAACTATCAATACCAAACGTATTTAAATTTGTAGTGCTTAAATATAAATTTCCTGTACCTTCTGGTAAATCGTCTGTTGTTTTTCCGTTGAAAAATTTATTAGTGCCTTCAATTATATCATCAGTTGTAAGGCTATCAAATTCTATGCCATTGTTACTAGGATTAACTTTTAAATACTTTCCTGCACCGGAGTATGTGCTTGGAGTATCTGTAAGAGATAAAAATCCTGGAGATGTAGAACCTGAAACAACAAGTCCTCCGCTTACATATAAAGTAAATCCTGAACCATCAACACCTGCTGTTAATCCGCTATCACTATATAATGCAAAACTATCTGATGATAGTACATCTACATAATAGTTGTTTCCATTAAGTTCTGTCATTCCTACTACACCTGTAATATTAACGTAGGAACTATCTATTAAGTTGTGTGCTGATGCTGTTGAAATAATAACAGGATTGGCTTGAGTCGCTCCTGTTATTGTTGAAGTAGTTGTGGATCCACCACCACCTGTTGGCACAGTCCAACTACCTCCATTATAAATTTCTAATGCGTTACCTGTTGTGTTAAAACGCATTTCACCTTGACTAGGTGCATTTGGTCGCTGTGCATCTGTACCTGCTGGTATTTTAATTGCATTAACAGATTCAACGATATAATTACCTGATAATCTTACTCCTGATGACATGATTTTTCACTCCGTTTGCAAGTATTTATCAGTATGAGGGAATGTTGAAAAGAAAAACGGGGCAAGTTTCCTCGCCCCGTTTGTAAAAAATAACTTCTAAAGAATTAGAAGAATTTTAAGTTTGTAGTGTTGATACCAATAGTCTCAACATAGTCGGCCGCGTTACCTAATGAACTTGCGGCGTTGGATAGTTCCAAATATCCGTATCTAGTCATAAACGATACGACTGGCTCGAATGAATCTGGATCTAATACAACTCCACTGCTCATTAATGGAACGTATGGGCAATAGAATGCCGCGGCATCCATTTCGCCTGAACCTTTGTAACCAACAAGTACGTCAGTGTTATCTGCCGCATACTGATCTGAGTATACTCTCATTGTGTTGTTAAGAGTACCTACAAATTTAGTATTTGTTGGTGCCTCGAAAGAACCTTCAGTGCTTCTTGCGAATGCTGAAGTAGTCGCTGACTGTAGGATAGTCAATGCAGTTGGTGAAACAACTACATAGTTACCTGCGCCACGTCTTGTTCTTGCGGCAATGTTGTTTGCGGCTCTATTAATAAGAACTGCAAGAGCGGCATGCTCGTCACCTACGAAAGTTGCAGTACCACTTACGTTACCCTGGTCAAATGTACCAGCACTTGCGGCACCTGGAAGTGCTCTAAGTGAACCAAGAATTTCTTGGTCGATTTCTGCAGTGATTTCCTGCGCCAATGCGGCCATTACTTCCGCTTCAACATCGATACCGTGTTGTGAATTGGCATCTTGAGCGGCCTCAAAAGTCCATCTTGCTTGTAACTTACGAGTTTTTGCTTCAACTGTCTGTTTCAAGACTTGGATGGATAATTGTTGACCACCAGAACCTTCAAGTGTACCTGCGGCGGCACCTGCTGGTGCACCTTGGTTAAGGTTACCTGAATATTCTTTAGCAATGTTGAAAGGCGATAATGCCTCTTGACCTGCTGTTACAGAACCCGCTGTGTCGGCATAGCGAACTCTTAATGTGTGAATTTGTCCAACTGGACCAGTCATCGGCTGAACACCAACGATCTCGTTAGCAATAACAGTCGGCATAACACGTCTGATTACTGGAAGTATTACTTTGTTAAGAGTAGCAACGTTACCAGCATTAGTGGCGCCGGCCGAAGCCGCCTCCATCAATGAAGAACGAGTGTTCTCTAACACAGTTTCCATTACAGACTTTTTATTACCTGTAAGACCATCGGTAAGGGCCTCTTTTGCGGCTGTCCAATTTGACTCAAATAATGCGTCTGCCATTTTTTTAACTCCTTACGCTTTTTTATTTAATTCCGGCTAGTTTTTTAAGGTCTAAAATAGTTGCTTGTGAGTCACCGTTAGTGTCTACACTTTCTTTCACAACATCTTTGTTACCTGTAATCACAGTCTTCTGTGAGTTTTCTTTGATAACCTGTTTTGCAACTGGTTTGTCATCGATAACTGCTGGCAAATACTTATTGAAAGACTCATTTAATTTGTTAGTTTTAACGCCGGTTAATAAATCTTCCATAACGCTTCGTTTGTCTTTTGACAACGGAGCAAGTAATTTACCCATAACTTTCTCACGCTCAGCAAGGTCCTGTGCGACCTTAGCCTGACGTTGTGCTTCCTCAATTACTTTAACTGAATCTTTGAGTGCTGATTCTCTTTTTTCAAGTTCAGCCTTCATTTCATCAATTTTAGCATTGAGTTTGCTCATTTCTGTACCTTCTGCCAATTGTGAAGTCATAAATTCAGCGGCAAAAGATTCGAATACCTTACGACCAAACTCGTTTTCACGAGCGGCTTTAATGTCTTCTTTAAGTTGTCCAATCTCACCTTTCAGTGCAGACTCCATGACACCTTCAATCTTTGTTGCGGCTTTCTTAATGAAATCCTTTTTGGCTTCAGCAATAACTTTCTTACCTTCTTTAACAAGTTTGACTTTTGTGTTAACTAGGTCACGCTTGTCTTCGTGGAACTCAGTGAGTTCTTTAGTAAGTTGGCGAAGAACAAATTCCTCTAATTTGCCGAATTTGTCTTCTTGGGCCTTGCGATCTTCTCTTAGTTCTGAAATTTCCTTTTTCAAAGTCTCGAGTATAAACTTGTTTAGAACTTTTACATGCTCTTTGATGTTAGCAGTATAGTCAACTTTCGCTTTAACAAGGTCTGCTTTGTCCTCGCTAAACTCTGACAATTCTTTTTTAATTACATCGTTAAGCATCTTGTCCATTGCTTCTACCATTTGCTCTTTGTCATTTTCATAACGTGTAGCAAATTCTTCACGCAATTCAGCGGCAACTTTTTCCTTTGCCTCTGCAAGTTTACCATCCCAAGCCTCTGAGAGAGTACTTTTTACTTCTGCTGAAAGAGTATCACTGCCTAATAGTTCTTCGAAAGCATCAGCCATAGTTTATTCTCCTCAGTATTTTAGGTCCTGAATGAATCTTAAGACCTCTTTCTGGAGGTGCTTTTGTGCCTTTACGTCATATCCTACCGCTTCAGCAACACCAAGCAAAATATTCTTACGTCTATTTTTCATGATGTTTTCATAAATTGGATCTGGATAGGCATTTGGCGCACTCGGATTAGCGACAATGTCTACTGTGATAATTTCAAAATCAGAAACTTTTCCATCATTACCAACATTGCCACTTCCTCGTGAACTTACACCGAGTTTTACCCCTGCTTCTAGCATGGTTTTACAGATATTACCCATTGGTGTCGGTAAAATTTTAAGTTTACCAATACCATCAGAACCTTTCATTGACATATCAGTAATCATGTGTGACACTCTGTCAATGTTGACTTGTAAGTCATCTGGGTGATCTGCTTCTCCAAGTACGGAGTAACCCTCGCTTATTCTTTGTTGTATGTTTTTAACCGCAGAACTTATCTCGTGTGTTGGATAATTTCTGCCGTTTTCATTAACAACATCGCCTTGGATGAAAATACCCTTCATATAGAGGCTTTTACCGTTACCTTCATCTAATGTTTCAGTAACAATACCAGCCTTACCAAATGTTAAGTGTTCTCTAAGAGCAATCATTTATATTTCCCTTATGATCCAATTGGCGATTTTTTGTTGTCCGAATCGTCTTTGTGATCGGCTTTAACTTCACGCATTTCTGGTTCAGTAGTAGCACCCATATCTTGTGCCTTTGGTGCAGAAGCACCTTTTTCTTCTTTACCAGCAATGTCTACTGCTTTGCCACCCATGTCATTCTTGCTAGCCACTGGT